GCAATCCAACCCGGCATCCGCCGATAACGAAGAAGGAAGCGATATGTTTAAGAAAAAACACGCCAAGCGTGAAGCTGCGGGCGGCGAAGGCGGAGCCGGCGGCGGCGCGCCTGTTGTAACCAAACCGCCGGTTGACCCGGCCGTCCTCGAGCAGGCGCGCACCGCCGAGATCGAGGCGATGTGCAAGCAGCACCAGATCCCGGACGAGGTGCGCAACCACCTGATCGCGCTGAAGGCGCCGATCGAGATGGCGCGCGGCATCGTCCTGAACGAGATGCTGGCTCGTAACAAGGGCATGGCGTCGATGGGCGGCAACCCGAACCCGGACATGACGGAAAAGGAAAAGGCCAAGTACAGCATGCTGCGCGCGATCCGCGCCGCGACCGAAGAACGTCTGGGCGTGACCAATGCCTGGAAGGAAGCGGGCCTCGAGCGCGAAGTATCGCTGGAAATCGGTAAGCGCTCTGGCAAGAGCACTGGCGGTCTGTTCATCCCGACCAACCTACCCTTTGCGGCGCGCGCAGCGGACTACAGCTTCGGCACCGGCGCCGGCCTGAGCGGCACGTCGGGTGGTGCGAACCTGGTTGCCACCAACCTGCTGAGCGGCAGCTTCATCGAACTGCTGCGCAACAAGGCGCGCGTGTTCGGCCTGGGCGCGCAGATGCTGTCGGGCCTGGTCGGCAACGTCGACATCCCGCGCCAGAAGGCCGCAGGCCAGACGTACTGGGTGGGCGAGGGCGGCACCCTGACCCAGACCGGTGCGCAGTTCGACAAGATCAGCATGACGCCCAAGCACATCGGCGCGCTGTCGGTCATCACCCGCAACATGATGCAGCAGTCCTCGCCGGACGTCGAGATGATGGCGCGCGCGGACCTGCTGTCGACCATTGCGCTCGGCATCGATCTGGCAGCCCTGTCGGGCAGTGGCACGGCGTCGCAGCCGCTGGGCATCGCCAACCAGGCGGGGATCGGTTCGGTCATCGGTGGCGTGAACGGTGGCGCGCTGACGCTGGACAACCTGATCGACCTCGAAACCTTCGTCGCGGCGGCCAACGCCGACGAAGGCTCGCTCGCGTACCTGACCAACGCGAAGGCGGTGGGCACGCTGAAGAAGCTCAAGTCGACCACCGGCCAGTACCTGTGGACGAATTCGCCGATGGGCCAGCGCTCCGGCACGCCGGGCGAGATCAACGGCTACACCGTCGCCCGTACGAACCAGGCGCGTTCGAACCTGACCAAGGGCACCGGCACCAACCTGTCCGAAGTGTTCTTCGGCGACTGGTCGCAGGTGCTGGTGGGCGAGTGGGGCGTGGTCGAGATCCTGCCGAACCCGTACGCGACGGGCCTTTACGAGCAGGGTGCTGTCGAGCTGCGCGTGCTGCAGACGCTGGACATCGCCGTGCGCCACGCGCAGTCGTTCGCTGTCATGAGCGACGCCATCACCGGCTAAGCGCCGGCAGGATCGACGTAGTAGTGCGTTCCCGCAGGAGCGGGAACGCATCCCCTGATACACCCAGCTTCACATTCAAGGAGTTCACATGCCCAAGAAATACACGATCCGCGAAGGCTTCACCTTCCGCGGCGACGATGGCAAGGTCGCCGGCGGCGGCGACACCATCGAGCTGGCCGACGACGTGGCCAAGCAGCATCTGCACAAGCTCGAGCCGGTGGAAGAGCCGACCAAGCGCAAGGCAGCACCGAAGCCTGCAGCAGCGGCCGAAAGCGCGCCTGCAGTTGCTGCGGACGGTTCGCCCGAGGGCGCTGACGGCGCTGCTGCCGACGGCGAATAATCGTCCAACCTCAACCACTCTGGAGAAAATAATGAAAGTTTCTATCGGCCTCATGATCATCACCCTCGGCGTCTTGGCTTCGAACGGCACCGACGAACACCCGGCGATCATCACCCGCGCCTGGAGCGACAAGGACACGGCTGACGGCCCGGTGTGCGTCAACGCTACAGTGTTCCCCGACCTGCATTCGGTCCCGGCCGTGGGGCAAGGCTCGATCATGGTGTACGACACGCGCGAGCTGGCAGAGGCCGCGCAGGAGCGCGTGAACGAAATCGGCGAGAACCGCGAGAACTTCCGCAAGGCTGGCAAGAGCGGCCCGATGGTCGCCTTCTGGCCCGACCGCGTCTAACGTGGTCGACGAGGATCTCGACGCCTTCCTCGAGGACCACGGCAAGCCCTGCAAGGTTGGCGCTGTCGACTTTGTCGGGATCCTCGACGCACCTGGTGAGCTGCTGACGCTGGGCGGTGACGGCGCGGTCTCGAACGAGTACGCGCTGACCGTCAAGTCCAGCGTCATCGGGCAGGCCCGCATCAAGCACGGCACACCGCTGACGCACGATGGCGTGGCCTACACCGCCCGCCAGCCCCGCGCGCTCGACGACGGCCTGTTCTCCATCATCCCGCTATCGAAAATCTGAGGGCCCGATGCCGAGCAAAAACCAGCAAATTGCCCAGCGCTTTGCCGATGCGCTGACCGGCGCCACCTCGGTGGAGGACCGTGTTTCCCGCGACCGCACGGTCCCGGTGACACGGGAAGAAACACCGTGGATCAACGTCCGGCAGGTCCGCGAATCGAAGGAACGCACCGGTGCCGGCGTCGACGTTGCAACGCTCACCTTGAACGTCTGCATCGACGTGCGCGGCGACCCATGGACCGATGTCGCCGACCCTGTCGCGGTCGAGGTGCATCGCATCCTGATGGCTGACAGCCAGCTGGCCGACCTCGCCCAGGGCATCCGCCACAGCGGCTCGGACTGGGACGACCACGAGGCCGACCAGACCGCCGGCTGCCTGACCTTGGAATACGAAATCCGATACGCGGTCAGCGCCTCGGACATCTCCAGCAGCACAATTTTATAAAGGAAACACCATGCAACTTTTTGGCTCCGGCGTCATGTGGGGTACTGCCACCCAGGATGCCTTTGGTAACGTGCTGGCCACGCCACAACCGGTCCAGTTCGGTGCCCTGCAGGACGTGTCTGTCGACATCAGCTTCGACTCGAAACTGCTGTACGGGCAGGGTCAGTTCGCGATCGACGCCGCGCGCGGCAAGGGCAAGATCTCGATCAAGCCCAAGTTCGCCCAGGTCAACGGCGCACTGCTCAACAACCTGTTCTTCGGCCAGACCACTGCGGCCCAGCTGATCGGCGATTACAACGATCTCACCGGTGCTCCGATCCCTGCCGGCCCCAGCACGATCACGCCGACCATTCCGAATGCCGGCACCTGGTCGGCAGACCTGGGCGTACGCGACAGCAACGCGGTGCCGATGACCCGTGTCACCTCGGCGCCTGCGACCGGGCAGTACAGCGTCACGGCAGGTGTCTACACCTTCGCTGCCGCAGATGTCGGCAAGACCGTGTACATCGCGTTCCAGTACACGGCTGCGTCGACCACAGCGAAGAAGGGCATGATCCAGTCGCTGGTGATGGGCCCGGCGCCGAAGTTCCGCACCGACCTGTCGATCCCGTACGGCGGCGGCAAGATGCTGACCATCGCGTTCATGAACTGCGTCTCCTCCAAGCTGACGCTGGCCACTAAGCAGGATGATTACGCCGTGCCCGAGATGGACATCGACGCGATCGGCGACGCCTTCGGCAACGTCGGGTTCTGGAGCATCTCCGAATGAGCCGCGTGCCCGGTACCGAAATCCAGCTGGGCGGGCAGGACCGCATCCTCGCCCCGCTCAACGCGGCAACCGTCAAGCAGTTCCGCGACAAGATCGGCCAGGTGTTCGTCGGCCAGGTGCCCGACATCGAGCTGGTCTCGACGCTGGCCTACCACTCGCTCAAGCGCAACGAGCCCGAGATCACGCCGGAGCAGGTCGACGAGTTCATCGACTACGGCAACGTGATCCCGGTCTGGGAAGCGCTGATGAACGTGTCCGGCCTGGCGGTCGACGCGGGAAAGATGGCGCGGCGGGTGCAGGAGGCGATGGAGGGGAATGGCTCGAAGACGCCATAGCCCACGTCGTAGCCAGTACAGGCTGCACGCCGGCGCAGGCATGGAGCGAGTGGGACATCCCTTCCATCCTTGCGCAATACAGGTACTGGCGGCGCTCGCCGCCAGTACACGTGCTCGCCGCGCTTTACCTGAATTACAAGCCTCCCGCGGATCCTACGCCGACCGGCCTGGCTGACGACATCGCCGAGCTGCAGGCGCACATGCCGCAGATGCCGGACCACTTGAAACTGACACCACAATGGCCAACGACAAGACTTCTGAATACGCGATAAGCGCCGACCCGACCGGGTACGAAGCCGGCATGAAGCGGGTGATCGCCGCCTCGAAGGAAACCCAGAAGACCATCGAGACGGCGTTCTCGTCGGTCGGCAACATGATGGGCAAGCTGACGGGCATGATCGGCGGGCTTACCGCTGTGCTGGCCGGCGGCGCTGCCTTCAAGGAGGTGGTGTCCGCTTCCAACGCCTGGAACGGCGAAGCGAAAAAGCTGAGCGTGACGCTCGGCGTCACGACGCAGCAAGCGAGCGTGATGATGGTGGCGATGCGTCACCTGGGCGTCGATTCTGATTTGATGACCACGGCCTCGAGCAAGCTTAGCAAGCAGGTGATCACCAACTCGGACGCGTTCGCCAAGCTGGGTGTGAAGGTCAAGGACACCAATGGCCAGTACCGGCCGATGACCGAGATCATGGCCAATGTCAACGACAAGCTCAAGGAAATCAAGAACCCGATCGAGCAGAACAACGTTGGCCTGCAGGTGTACGGCAAGAGCTGGGCCGAATTGCGCGGCACGCTCAAGCTGACCAGCGACGAAATCGAGAAAGCCCGGGGCAAGGCCGAGACCCTCGGCCTGATCGTCGGGCCCGAGGGGGTTGCGCAGACCAAGCAGTACAAAGAGACGATGAACGACATGAAGCTCGTCATGACGTCGCTCGAAGTGCAGCTCGGTGCAACCGTCCTGCCCACGCTGGTGCAGTTGGGTTCCTGGTTCAGCGGCGTCGGCCCGACCGTGTGCGGCCTGTTCAGGGTCGCGATGGAGTCGGTGTCGAGCGTTGTGAGCACCTGTTGGGGGACCGTGCAGAAGCTGTGGTCTGTCGTGTCAGACAGCTTCAGTGCGATCGGCGGCCTCATCACTCAAGTAATGGGCACCGAGACCCCTTCTTCGATGGAGATCTTCACCAACGCGCTGAAGGTTGTCGAGATCGCGTTCGTCGTGTTCAACGGGGTGGTAAGGGCCGCGCTGCAGATGGTCGCTTTCAATATTCAGTATGTGGTGGCGCAGGCCCAGCGAATGGCGGAGGTCATGGGCCGGGCCCTCCACGGCGATTGGGACGGGGTGAAGGCCGCATGGGATAGCGGCGCCGCCAATATCGAGAGGCTGCAAGCCGATCACGTCCGGAAAATGGTGAAGATCGCCACCGACGGCAAGGACGAAATCAACAACATCCTGCTACGCGGGCCGAAGCAGGCCGCACCTGCCGCGCCGGAAAAGCCTGGCAGCACCGGCGGGCCGACCTACGATTTCAACAGCGACGCCGGCAAGCAGTCGCGCATGGCTGGCTGGGAAGCGAAGCTCGCCCAGGACAAGGACGGCTTCGAAAAGGCCCAGGTGCTGGCCGGCACCGCGCAGGAATACGGCAAGGCGCGCGAGCGCGACTACTGGAAGAACCTGCTGCAGACGGCGAAGCTGTCGCTCGACGAACGCAACCAGGTGCAGTCCAAGTACCTCGGCCTCGAGAAAGACATTCGGCAGGCCGCCTTCGACAGCCAGATCGCCGGCGAGAAGTCGGCGCTCGAGGAGTACCGCAACGACCACGAACAGCGCATCGCGATCGCCACCACGATCTACGAACAGCTGAAGGCCCGTTACGGCGCCGACAGCAAGGAAGCGAAGGGGGCGCTGGCCGAAATCGCCAAGGAACAGCGCAAGCTCGCCGAGCAGACCTTGGCAACGAACCAGGTGGTCGAGGGAGCGAAGCGCGCGGCTGCGCTGGCGGCCATCGACGACGAGCAGCGCGCGGCCGAGCTGCAGCTGGGCGCGCGCGAGATCAGCGCGGCCAAGATGCTCGAGCTCGAACTCGGCTTCGAGGGCCGCCGCTACGCCGTCAAGCAGCAGGCGCTGGCGGCCGAACTGGCGCTGCTCGAGCAGTCGCCCGACCGCAACCCGACCGCGATCGCGCAGATCCACGCCCAGATCGAGGAGGCGCAGCGCAAGCACGTCGGCACGATGGCGCAGATTAACGGACAGGCCGCGGCGCAGTCGCAGGCGCCCTGGATGCAGATGACCGGGCAAATCCGCTCGTCGTACGAGGACGCGTTTGCCGGCATGATCAGCGGCGCCAACACCGTCCAGAAAGGGCTGGGGCAGGCCTGGCAGGCAACGCTGAGTGCCTTCAGCGCGTTCATCGCCAAGAAGGTCGGCATGTGGATCATGGGCGAGACCACCCAGACGGCCGCGACGGTCGCTGGCAACAGTGCCCGCGTCACAAGCGACTGGTGGGCGGCGACGCAGTCGACCATGGCAAACGCCTGGTCAGCCATCAAGAACATCGCGATCAAGGCGTGGGAGGCCGCTGCTGCGGTCTATGCGTCCATCGCCGCTATCCCGGGCGTTGGTCCGTTCCTGGCACCTGGCTTGGCGGTGGTGGCGAGCGGCGCGGTGCTTGGCTTTGCCGGCCACATCGCCAGTGCGCGCGGCGGCTACGACATCCCGGCCGGCGTCAATCCGGTCACCCAGCTGCATGAGAAAGAGATGGTGCTGCCGGCGGCGCAGGCCGACGTCGTCCGCAACATGGCCGACAACGGCGGCACCGGCGGCGGTGACGTGCACCTGCACGTGCACGCGGTCGACGCCCACAGCGTCAAGCGGCTGTTCGAGAACAACGGCGCCGCCCTGGTGGCGACGCTGCGCAAGCAAGGAAGGAACTTCGCGAATGGGTAATGCAGTCTTCCCGGTCCTGCCCGGGCTTTCGTGGTCGGTGACGAAGACGCCGCAGTGGTCGACCAGGACGCAGAAGGCGGTGAGCGGGCGCGAGCTGCGCGCGGCCTACTACTCGTCGCCCCTGTGGACGTTCAAGCTGTCGTATGAGGTCCTGCGCGCAAACGGCCTGCAGGAGCTGCAGCAGCTGGTCGGCTTCTTCAACGCGCGCCAGGGCGGCTTCGATTCGTTCCTGTATGCCGACCCTTCCGACAATGCGGTGACGCAGGCGCCGTTCGGAGTCGGCGACGGTGTCAAGTCGAAGTTCCAGCTCACCCGCCCGTACGGCGGGTTTGCGGAGCCTGTGGCGGCCCTGCAGGGAGCGCCGTCGATCTTCGTCAACGGCGTCCAGGTCGGCTTCACGGTCGACGTGAACAGTGGCGTCGTCACGCTAGCGGCGGCGCCCCCTGCCGGCGCTGTCCTTGCATGGTCGGGCAGCTTCTACTACCGCTGCCGCTTCCTGCAGGACAGCGTCGACTTCGACAATTTCATGAAAGACCTCTGGCAGGCCAAGAAGGTCGAATTCATCACCGTGAAGTGAGCACCATGAAAGCTGCATCTCCTGCCCTGATCGCCCACCTGAATTCGGGCACGCAGTTCCTGATGGCCGATCTGTACACGCTGACCCTGAACGGCGGCTTCGTTGTGCGCTACACCGGCGCCGACATGAGCCTGACCTGTGGCGGCAATCTGTTCTCCAGCTTCCTGATCGCGCGCAGCAAGACGCGCAGCACGGTCGGCCTCGAGGTCGACACGCTGGAGGTGACGGTAAACCCGGGGCCGGGCGACACCCTGAACGGCGTGCCGTGGCTCACGGCGGCCCGCAACGGCGCGCTGGACGGCGCCACGCTGCTGCTCGAGAAGCTGTACATGCCCAGCTGGGGCGACGCCTCGCTCGGGTCGATCGTGCTGTTTTCGGGCCGGGTGTCGGACCTGAACTGCGGACGCACGGCCGCGACGCTGACGATCAAGTCGGAGCTCGAGCTGCTCGACACTCAGCTGCCGCGCAACTTCTACCAGTCCAGCTGCGGCCACACCCTGTTCGACGGCGGTTGCGGCCTTGCCAAAAGCGCGTATGCGGCAAACGGCGTGGCCACCAACAACTCGACCACGCAAGTCGCGTCGGCGCTGGCGGCCGCGGCGGACTACTTCAGCCTGGGAACCGTCCTGTTCACGTCGGGCGCGAATGCCGGCGTGACCAGGTCGGTGCGCACGTTCGCTGGTGGCCTGTTCACGCTGGCACTGCCGCTGCTGGCTCCCGTCAAGCCGGGCGACACCTTCACCGCCTACCCTGGCTGCGACAAGCTCAAGGCCACGTGCGAAGGCAAGTTCGCCAACGTGGTGCACTTTCGCGGGTTCCCGTTCGTGCCCGACCCGGAGACGGCGACATGACGAAGCGCGAGGAAGTGGTCCAGGAGGCGCAAACGTGGCTGGGCACACCGTACCACCACCAAGGCCGGATAAAGGGCGCTGGCGTCGATTGCGCCATGCTGCTGATCGAAGTTTTCAGAACCTGCAGCCTGATCCCGGAAATCGACCCGCGACCGTACCCGCCCGACTGGCACCTGCACCGGGACGCGGAGCGCTACCTCGGGTGGGTCAAGCGCTATGCGCGCGCCGTCGACGCGCCGAAGCCCGGCGACATCGCCCTGTTTCAGTTCGGGCGCTGCGTCTCGCACGGCGCGATCGTCGTCGAGTGGCCGATCGTCATTCACTCGTACCTGCACGACGGCTGCATTCTGGCCGATGCAACTGCAGCCCCGCTGCACGGCCGGGCGCGCGGGTTCTATAGCATTTTCAAGGATGAAGCATGAGCGGAATTTTCGGAGGCGGCCACTCGGCGCCTAGCTCGAGCCCGGTGACGTCGTTGCGATTGCAGACGTCTACACGCGGCCGGCCCATCCCCCTGGCGTACGGTAAGCCGCGCGTGGCGGCCAACCTGATCTGGTACGGCGACCTGAAGGCGACCGGACACGAGCAGTCGCAGGGCGGCAAGGGCGGCGGCAGCGCCAAGTCGACCACCTACACCTATACGGCCGCGGTGATCATGGCGCTGTGCGAGGGCATCGTCACGGCGATCCCGCGTGTCTGGCGCCAGAAGGATGTGTTTGTCGACGACGTCGACGCCACGGCCGCGATGGGCCTGTCCTACGCTGCCGGCGACTTCGCCCAGGTCGCGCCCGGGTGGATGCGCACCAAGCACCCGCAGGAGGCGCTGGCCTATCGCGGCCTGGCATACGTCTACGGCAGCAACTACGGCCTGGGCGACAATGCGGACCTGCTGAACCACAGCTTCGAGATCGAGACCGAGTCCGCCTACTCCAGCACCATCAAGGATGCGAACCCGGCCGACGTGATCGAGGATCTGCTGACCAATCCGCTGCACGGCTCCGGCTTCCCGGCCAGCAAGCTGGGCGACATGACGCTGTTCAGCGCTTACTGTGTGGCGAACAACATCTTCATCAGCCCGGCCTACCTCGAGCAGACGGCCGTGCGCGAGATGCTGGCGACGCTGATGAAGGTCACGAACTCGGGCGTCCTGTACTCGCAGGGCAAGCTGAGCTTCGTGCCGTTCGGCGACGTGGCGGCCGCGGCCAACGGCGTCACCTACACGCCGAACGTGACGCCGGTCTACGACCTGACCGACGACGACTTCCTCGGCGATTCGAGCGACGACCCGATCAAGGTGACGCGCAAGCCGGCGGCGGACGCCTACAACTGCGTGCGGGTCAAGTTCTACAACCGTGCCAACAACTACAACGAAGAGATCGTCGAGGCGAAGGACCAGGCGAACATCGAGCTGTTCGGCCTGCGCGCGATGGATGTCGTCGAGATCAAGGAACTGTGCGACCCGGCCGCTGCGCGCAGCGTTGCCCAGCTGATGCTGCAGCGCGCGCTGTACATCCGCAACACCTTCGAATTCACGCTCGGCTGGAACAAGGCACTGCTCGACCCGATGGACCTGGTGACGCTGACCGACAGCGGCATGGGCATGGAGCGGCTGCCGGTGCGGATCCTCGCGATCGAGGAAAACGACACTGGCGACTTGACCGTGACGGCCGAGGAGTTCCCGCTGAACGTGTGCAACGCGGCCATCTACAGCACGCAGCCGGCGACAGGCTTCTCGGCCAACTTCAACACCGCGCCCGGCCACGCGCTCGCGCCGGTGATCTTCGAAGGGCCGATCGAGCTGAGCGCGCAAGTGGACTCGCTCGAGGTGTGGATTGCGACGGGTGGAGGGGAGAACTACGGCGGCTGCGAGATCTGGATCAGCCTCGACGGCGAGACTTACCGTCAGGAAGGGCGCATCAACGGCATGTCGCGGTTTGGCACGCTGCAGTCGGCGCTGGAGGCGCGCGGCGCGGCCGGCATCGCTTCGCAGGGCGTGTCGGTGCAGCTGGCGGCCGGTGGCCAGATGTTGTCGGGCACGCTCGACGACGCCAAGCTGCTGGCGACCCTGTGCTACGTGGGCGGGGAATTCCTGGCCTACCAGGATGCGACCCTGACCGGGCCGGGCGCCTACGACCTGGCTACTCTGAACCGCGGCGCCTACCGCACCACGCCCGGCGCGCACGGTGCCGGCGAGCCGTTCGTCCGGATCGACGAGACGGTCGCGAGGATTGCCCTGAGCAGCGACTACATCGGCAAAACGATCTACGTCAAGCTGCTGGCCTTCAACCAGTTCGGCGGGGGCAGGCAGCAGCTGAGCGACGTGGAAGCGGCCACCTTCGCCGTGACGGGCACGTTCTACCGGCTCCCGCCGCCCGACGTGCAGGGCTTCAGCGTGATCGTGCGCGCCGACGGTACGCGTGAGTTCAGCTGGTCTGCCGACCTGGCGCCGCGCGATGTCACCGCCGGCGGCGGCTACCGGATCCGGTACCGGCCCTTCGAGTCGACCGCGCCCTGGTACGGCATGCCCCAGCTGCACACGGGCCTGCTGAAGTCGTCCCCGTACGAGACGCACGCGCCGCAGGACGGGATCTACGACTTCGCCATCGAGGCGGTTGATTCGCGTGGCAACGAGTCGTCCAATGCCACGATGGAGATGGGGGTGATCATCGGCGACGTGGACTTCCTCGACGCGCGCGCCGGCTCCGGGACGGCGGCGGACGCACTCAACCAGACGATCGCAGCGCTGAACGCCAAGATTGCTTCCAACAAGGCGGCAACGGCGCAGGAAGCGGCGAACAAGGCGCTGGCGGAAATCATCGTCATCGGCGACGACGGCTGGCTCTCGAAGAGCGAGAAGCCGATCATCGTGCGGGACGTCGCCGCGATCCTGGCGGAGAAGGGAGGGACCAAGGGACTCGATGCGCAGGCGGCCGCGTTCGGGGTATCGGCACAGGCCTACGACGATGCAGTCACGGCCCTGACGGCGTACCTGAACACGCTGGCTCCGGCGTGGAACGACACCTCGCAGGACACGCAGTTGCCGGACCGGGACCTCTTCGACCAGAAATTTGCAGACGTCTACACTGCGCGCCAAGTGCTGCAGAACGGGATCACGGCAAGGGCGGCGGCGACGGCGACATGGAGCCAGGTGACGGGCGCGGGCAAGCCGGAAAACGGTGCCACGGTCGGCGCGACGAGTGACCAGGTTGCTACGATCACCGCGGCCCAGAAGGCGGCGAGTGACGCGCTCACCAATGCGAACGCAGCACGCGCGGACCTGGCGAAGTTCTCGAATGACAATGTACTGTCGATCGCGGAAAAGCCGACGGTGATCAAAGACTACAACGAGCTGATCAACGAGAAGGCGGGTATCGATACAGCAGCGGACACCGTCGGCGTTTCGAGGGTTGCCTACGACAACGCGATTGTCGCGCTCATCAACTATCTGAACGGGCTCACACGCTGGAACGATCTCAGCGTCGACACGACCATCGATGGCGCGACCTTCAACGCAAAGTTCGCGGCGGTCTACACCGAACGGCAGAACGTGTTGAATAACGCCACTACGCTGGCGGCATTCAAGGCCTACTGGACGGGCGTGGGCGGCACCTACCAGGCTGTGAACACCAGCCACTTGTCGCCCAGCGCCGCGGCCGAAGTGCTCTACTTTTCGTATTCCGACCAAAGCGCGGCCTACCCCACGCAAGTGAGTCGGTCG